GCACTCCTTATGCTCTTAAAACATATCTACAAACTTACGACAATACAGTATCAAGGTATGTCCCTTTAGAGTTATTCCAAGACCAAGTAAATTTGGTTGAGGATTATGAAAACTATAACGAAAACATCGCGTTAAAGTATCGTCAGGCGGGTGTGTCAACTGTAACTGCGGCATGGGCAAGTAAAAGGTTAGCATTTGCTAACAAGAACAAACCTGAAAAAATCCTTATAATTGCAAACAAACTTGATACATCAGTTGAATTTGCAAACAAGATTAGAGGATTTACCGAACAGTGGCCTAAATGGGTTGGTATAGGATTTGCACCTGAAAAAAACTCCGCAAGACACTTTAAACTTACTAATGGGTGTGAGGTAAAAGCGGTTGCAACATCAAGAGACGCACTTCGTGGATATACCCCCACTACATTGATATTTGATGAGGCTGCGTTTATTGAGGCAGACAGTGACTTCTGGGCTGCTTGTATGGCATCTCTATCTACGGGTGGTAAAGTAGTTGTTATATCAACCCCCAACGGATTTGATCCCATTTATTATGAAATCTATGATCAAGCTCTTAGAGGGATGAACGATTTCAAAATCACCGAAATGTTTTGGTACCGAGATCCTCGTTACACAAAAGACTTATATATGGTGAAAACCAACGATTTGGTTCATTTTCTTCTTAACAAAGAAGAATATCCAAGTGATGCCATTATTGACCTATCCGAAGAAAACCGTCATGAGAGAAGTTTAGAAACTTTACACAAATACATTGAAGATGGTTATAAACCATGTTCAAGTTGGTTTGAGGCAATGGTTAAAAAACTCAAATATGACAGGAGAAAAGTTGCACAGGAATTGGAATGTAACTTTTTGGGTTCAGGTGACAATGTATTCGACTCTCAAATGCTTCAAGACATATTGAAGAATGACATTAGAGACCCTCAAGCCAAACTTATGGGTAATCAACTTTGGTTATGGAAAGAGCCTGAGAATGGTCACAAATATGTTATGGGTGTCGACGTATCAAGGGGAGATTCTGAAGATTTTTCATGTATTGAAATTATTGATTTCGATACAAGAGAACAGGTCTTGGAATATGTCGGTAAAATTCCACCTGATATTTTGGCGGATGTTGCGTATAAATGGGGAACTATGTACAGTGCTCTTTGTGTTATTGATTTAACCGGTGGAATGGGTGTAGCAACTGCTCGTAGATTACAGGAGTTGGGGTATGAAAACTTCTTCTATGATGGTGTTGATTTAACAAACAAATGGAAATACGATCCTAAAGTAAAAGACAAAATTCCAGGTATCAACTTTAATAACAAACGTGTTCAAATTATTGCTTCTTTTGAGGAGGCAATGAGGCATGAGTTTAAGATTAGATCTAATCGTTTACATAATGAGATGGGTACTTTTGTTTATATAAATGGAAGACCTGATCACCAAAAAGGTCATCATGATGATTGTATTATGTCTATATCAATGGCCTTGTATGTTGCAGAGGCGGCATTCCCATCCCTTCAAAAGGTCACAAACCATACCAAGGCGATGATAGATTCTTGGTCCACATTTGTTAACGAAAATAAAGAACCATCACAATTTTTTAATCCACAAGTACCAGCATTTAACCAACCTGGTAGAGGTAGAAATCAAATGCACGATGTAACTCGTGAGGATTATATGAAATATGGTTGGTTATTTGGTGCCCGTTAGTATTTATATTAACGATTGTGTTGTTAATTTCTAACGAAGATGAGTAATCAAAATAATACTGTTTGGCAAAGGCTCTCAAGAGCTTTGGGACCTGACGCACTTTTAAATCAGGATTTCCCGACCTATAAGTTCGACAAAAAAGAAATTTTAAGAACTCAGGATCGTGCTGAATTTGAAAGAGAAAAACTACAAGCCCAACAATCAACCTATTTAGCGAATCAGTTTGCTAAGGTTGAAAGTAACCTTTATAACCAAGCAGTTTATTACGAACCTAACAGACTCGCAGCATACTATGATTACGAGTCTATGGAATATACACCTGAGATTTCGGCAGCCTTAGACATCTATGCGGAAGAATCTACCACACCTAATGAGGATGGATTTATATTACAGATTTATTCAGAGTCTAAAAGAATAAAATCCGTATTAGCCGATTTATTCAATAATAATTTGGATATCAATACCAACCTTCCAATGTGGACAAGAAACACTTGTAAGTATGGTGATAACTTTATTTATCTTAGATTAGATCCTGAAAAGGGTGTTATCGGGTGTCAACAACTTCCTAACATAGAAGTTGAAAGATATGAAACAGGACTACAGTCTCATAACTTTAATATGAGTGGACAACCACCAACAGGATCCGAAAATAAGGGTCTTAAGTTTGTTTGGAAAGCTCAGAATATGGAATTCCAACCATGGGAAATTGGTCACTTCAGATTATTGGGTGATGATAGAAAATTACCCTACGGTACTTCAATGTTAGAAAAATCTCGTCGTATTTGGAAACAACTATTACTTTCAGAGGATGCGATGTTGATCTATAGAACATCGAGAGCCCCTGAAAGAAGAGTATTCAAAGTTTATGTTGGAAACATGAATGATGACGATGTGGAAGCATATGTACAACGTGTGGCAAATAAGTTTAAGAGACAACAGATTGTTGATGCTAAAACGGGGAATGTTGACATGAGATTCAACCAAATGGCGGTTGATCAAGATTATTTTATCCCTGTTAGAGATCCCGCACAACCATCTCCAATTGAAACCTTAGCTGGAGCACAAAACTTGTCTGAGATTGCAGATATTGAGTATATCCAAAAGAAACTTGTTACCGCACTTAGAATACCTAAAGCATTTTTAGGATTTGAAGAAGTGGTTGGTGACGGTAAGACGTTGGCTTTAATGGATATTCGTTTTGCTAGAACTATCAACAGGATTCAAAAATCTATGTTGCAAGAGCTCAATAAGATCGCTATTGTGCATCTTTTCTTACTCGGATTCGAAGAAGAAATTGCTAACTTCACACTTGGACTAACTAATCCATCTACTCAAGCCGACTTACTTAAGGTTGATATTTGGAAAGAAAAAATGTTACTCTACAAAGATATGGTTTCTGATCCTGGTAATGGTATTCAAGCAACTTCATCTACATGGGCCAAAAAACACCTATTTAATTGGTCAGATGAGGAAATCAGAACAGATCTCCTACAACAAAGAATGGAAAAGGCTATCGGTGAAGAACTTAAGAATACCGCAACAGTCATATCTAAAACAGGTGTCTTTGACACTGTGGACAAACTTTATGGTACTAAACCTGGTGAAACACCACCAGCGGCACCTGGTGAAACAACTGAACCTGCAGGTGCTGAACTTGGTGGTTTAGGTGCCGAGTTGGGAGCTCCAACGGGACCTGAATTAGGTGGTGCTGAAGCTGAGGGAGGTGCACCTGAACCAGGTGGTGAAGTGACACCTGAATCTGTTTCTATGAGAGATATGAATATACTCGTTGAGAATGATGCCTTCAGTTCAAAATACCTTGATTTAGGTGTAGGACAACAAAGTTTGGGTCAAATTGAAGAAGAATTGAAAAAGTTGCTTAATTCGTAATATTTATTATTGAATTAAACAATACCTCAAAATGACCTTTGGACAGATCAAATCCATTCTAGAAAAGAATCTACTAGAATCATATTCGAACCCTTCGAACTTTAAGCAAACTCTAAAAGAGTTCAAACACAATGTTTTGAATAATAAAGATTTTTCAAAACTTTATAGTTTATATGATGATTTGACAACACCAAAAGGTTTGAATGAAACTGAAGCTAAAGATTATTTAGAAGAAGGTCTATCTTTGATTAGAGTTATTTTAGAAAAGACTAATCTCCCAAAAAAGGGTGAGGTTTCTGAAAATTTATACATTGATTTAGACAACTTAGTATATCTTAATAACATCAATATTTCCGAGAGATTACAGTCTAAGAAAAACATATTAAGTATTCTTACATCAAAGCCAAAAGTTAATGAGACTAAGGTTGTATTACCTTTCAAATCAATGGTTTCAATCGCTAATCAAACTGTACAAAACTATATTGAGAGTCTTGATGAGAATATCAAAAAAGAAGTGTTTCATGTTTTAGCTTCTAAGTCTGAGGATTTAGAAAACGAATATAATAACTTGAAAGAGACTACAATAGGACAACTTGAAACTTTAGCAGAATCTAACACTGATGAAGAAATAAAATCTAAAATAGTTGAGACTATTGGAAAAATTCAATCAGAAAGTTTTGATCAGATTAACTACGTTCGTTTAAAACAACTCAAAGATTCTATTCTTCTTGGTTCTTAAACCTTTGTATGTAAATCGCTTTAGATTTTTTCAATCTTTTATTTACTGATTTTTTTACAAATTCTCTATTTTGATTGAGAATTTTATTCTGCTTAGTTTTAATAACTTTTCCCTTTAAGGTTTTTAAAGCCTTTTCAATGTTGGAATTAACTTCAACTACTAACATGTTTTATAAATATGTTTGGTGTATCAATAATTTACCCTTATATTTTTGACATATAAAAATAAACAGATGAAAAATCTGATATATGAAAAAAGGTAAAACTGTAAAAATTAATCAATACCAATCACTAAAAACGAGTTATGGCACTGTAGATTCAAAAAATTTGAAGTCACTCTATTTGAACATTCAAAGTTGGGTACAACCAAAAGATGAATATGAAAATTGGGATCGTATTGTCGCAAATCTATCAAGAGAAGTGAAACACTCCGTACTTGAAAGTTTGAATACAAACTATTATAAAACCAACTTTATTGTGGACTTAGATTTGAGAACAAGCGGTATTCAAATAAATAAAAAATCTTTTATGAATCTCGAGGTAAATCTATTTTTAAACAATGAGATGGATTTCAAATCAAATGAAATAAAAGACTCTATCAGAATGGTAATACGACAAATATACAAAGATTGTGTGTTGAAAAACAAGTATTTTCTTTTTTACCCAACCAAAAACTCGGAAGTTGAAGAAGTTATGGACTAACATAATATTTATCTTTTAAAAGGTATATATGAAAGATTATAGTATTTTGGGTGCCGGTCAGACAGGTAAAGGAATATTAATTGAAATGGATGCGGGATTTGTATCTCCACAGGACCCATTAAATCTCGATGTTCTAAAAGAACAAAAAGAAGTAGATTATAGAAATCCATTTGAATTTTATGCCGTTCTACAAAAGTATGGGGTTCCAAATAGAAATGGTCGTGTGTATCCTGAAAGGATTTTAAAAAGAGAAGCGGACAAATATAAAACGATGATCAAAAAGGGTTTGTCAACATCTGAGTTGAATCATCCAGAATCATCATTGATCGACTTAGACCGAGTTTCCCATATAATAACTGACATTTGGTGGGATGGTCATATTTTGATGGGTAAGTTAAAACTTTTAACTTCACCAGGTTTTCACGAAAGAGGTATAGTATCCACTAAAGGAGATATTGCAGCTAACTTAATGAGACAAGGAGTTACCATGGGGGTATCTTCAAGAGGTGTTGGTTCATTAAAGAAAGTTGGGGAACAAAATGAAGTACAAGATGACTTTGAGTTGATTTGTTTTGATTTGGTATCTTCACCATCAACACCTGGTGCATATCTATTTGGACAACCTGAAGATAGGGCTAAGTACGAAGAAAACTTGGAAGAAGAAAATAAACAAAAAATTTCTGACTCAGGAATGGGTAAGTCAGTTGATTTAATGAAAAAATTAACCGATTATTTAAAACGTTAAATCTTAAAAACATGGATGAGAAATATTTTGTAGCTAAAGTTGTTTATGAACTTCCTGATGAAAATTCGGGTAGATTAAAAAAAATCCGAGAGGAGAAACTCGTCAAGGGTTATTCTGTGACAGATGTGGAAGCAAAGGTAACTGAGAAGTACCAAGGGTTTCAACACGATTGGAGAATCTTCTCTGTTGGTGAAAGTAAAATCGATGAGGTAATCGAATAACTTTAAGGTGGTCAAATTTGACCACTTTTTTTTTGGTTCATTTTCGGTGTTTTTTATTATTAGAACATCGGGAATGAACTTTTTTTATTTCTTGCACTATTTATTAGGTAAAATAAATAACAATTTATGCAAGAAACTAAGAATTTAGTTGAAGAGGCACTTATTCAAATGAAAAATGTTGAAGAAGTTATTGCCGAAAACGCAAAAGGAATACTTGCTTCTACTATGAAGGAAGAAATCAGTCAATTAGTAAAAGAATCTCTCAGTGAGCAAGCTGACGATGAAGAGATTGAAATGGATACTGATATGGAGATGGGTGACATCGATATGGAAGTTGATAACGATGAAGTTTCTGACGACGACATGGAAATGGACATGGATATGGACATGGAATTTGACGACGAGGAAGAAACTGTCGATTTAACAAACGCATCTGATGAGGATATCTTGAAAATATTCAAAGCTATGGGTGAAGAGGATGGTATCATTGTTCAAAAGGATGGTGATAATGTTCACATTACTGATAGTGATGAAGACGTCGAGTACATTGTAAAAATGAACGAAGGCGAACAAGATGATATTGAAATGGAGATGGGTGAGCAAGAAATGGACGACATGCAAATGGAAGACGAAGACGCTGACCTTGACGCTGTTCTAGCTTCGTTAAATCTTGAAGGAGATTACTCTGAAGAGATGGACGAAATGGAAGAGGGTGACGATGTTGTTTATGAAATCGAAATGTCGGAAGAAGATGACATGGAAGAAGGTGATATGATGGAGGAAGATGACATGATGGAGGAAGACGACATGATGGAAGAAGACGAAATGAACACCGAAGACTATGATCTATCTGAAGCTAAAATGACTGTAAAACCTAAAGGCGTTGGCATGGGTAGTCCTAAGTTTAAGTACGGTAAAACTTTACCAAAACAAGGATTCGATGACCACAAGAAAGAGGGTCCCAAAACTATGGGTACAGGTAAAGCTAAGTTTGAGTTTAAGGAAGGTGAAAAAGACTGGGGTTCTAACAAGGACGAATACAGACGTAAGAAAGTAGACGGAGTTGAAAAGAAGGCTGGTGAAGGAAAAGATGGACACTATAAAGACTACGAAGGAAAGTTCGGAGGAAATAAAGGTGATAAGTCTAAGACCCATCCTGGTAAAAAAGATTACGAAAAAACTGAAACTAAAGAAGCTGCACGTACTTACGGTTCAGGATCAAAAGAAGGTAGAGGTTTAAGAAAAGGTATCACTAACAATAGAAATTATGTTTACAGTGATAATGGTGTTAAAGTAGAATCTGTAGATGCAGAACTCAAAATGTTGAGAGAGAAAAATGAAGAATACAGAAAAGCGTTAAACGTTTTCAGAGAAAAACTTAACGAAGTTGCGGTATTCAACTCTAATCTCGCATATGCAACAAGATTGTTCACTGAACACTCCACTACCAAAAAAGAAAAAATAAATATCTTGAGAAGATTTGATTCTGTAGAAAGTATGAAAGAGTCAAAGAATCTCTATAAGACAATCAAAGAGGAATTGGATACTGTTGATACTAAGAGCATTAATGAAAGTGTTCAAAGAACTGTTAATAATTCAGTTTCATCAGGATCATCACAAAACCTCATTGAGTCTAAGACATACGAAAATCCTCAGTTCTTAAGAATTAAGGATCTAATGTCAAAAATTTAAAATAAAAATCTCTAAAACTAAATTTAAAAATGGGAGCATTATTAGAAAGTGGTCTTGTTGGTAACATCGGTCTTAAGCACCTTAAAGTTATCAAGGAAGATACAATCAACAAATGGGACAAATTAGGATTCCTCGAGGGTCTTAATGGTCACCTTAAAGAAAACGTAGCTCAGTTGTACGAAAACCAAGCTTCATATTTGATAAACGAAGCTTCAACTACAGCTGACTCAGGTTCATTCGAAACTGTTGTTTTCCCAATCGTAAGAAGAGTATTCTCTAAGCTTTTGGCTAACGACATCGTTTCTGTTCAAGCGATGAACCTTCCAATCGGTAAGTTGTTTTACTTTGTCCCTTTGATTCAGGACTACAGAGTTGATACAGCAACTAATAAACAACACTACGCACCTTACGGTTCACCTAACGCAGCTGCGGGTCAAACTCCTGATAGTGGTTACGACGTAAACACTCAGAAAGACCTTTACGATAGATTCTACGAAGGTAACGAAGCTGCTTTGGATCCTCCAGGTCTTTTCGACTACTCAAGAGGTGAGTGGAGTGCAATCACTGCACCTACAACTTCAGTAGTTACTGCAACTTGGAATGGTACTAACTTAGGAGCAGCGGCTTACGGTTACAACTCAGCAACAACTAAAGTATTGTTGATCATGTCAGGTTTCGCTTCTGACGGAGCTGGTAAACTTATCGGTCCTGATGGTAACCCAATGGATACCGAAACTTTCTTGGCTGGTTTAACAATCAGAGGCGCTGCAGGTAACGTTTACACATCTGCAAACACTTCAAACAACTACCTCTTCAGAGTAGTTACTCAAAGATACGGTAAAGGTATTGTTCAATACGGTTCACAGGCAACTGCAGTTTACCCTAACAGTTTAACTGATGGTGGTAAGTATGACGACGTTTGTAACGCGGCTGGACAGATCTACCTTGAGGTTGATTTAACTACACCTGCAACTGTTGGTGCTAACTCAATCGACGGATACATTGGTACTCCATTCTCTTCATCTACAGCTGCTAACAACGCATTTGTTGCAACTTACAGATTGTACAAGAATCTTGAGTTTGAAGATAAGATCGGTGAAGTTTCTTTCGACCTTCAGTCTGTGACTGTTTCGGTTACTGAAAGAAAACTTAGAGCTCAATGGTCACCTGAAATGGCTCAGGACGTTGCTGCATTCCACAACATCGACGCTGAAGCTGAATTAACAGCTTTATTGTCTGAGCAAGTTGCGGCTGAAATCGACCGTGAAATCCTTAGAGACCTTAGAAAAGGTGCTGCTTGGGATCTTCGTTGGGACTACAACGGATGGAAGAGACTTGGATCAAACGCAGTACCTTACACTCAGAAGGACTGGAACCAAACTCTTATCACAGCAATCAACCAAATCTCGGCTCAAATCCACAAGTCAACCTTAAGAGGTGGTGCTAACTGGATCGTTGTTTCTTCTGAGGTTTCTGCAATCTTTGATGACTTGGAGTACTTCCACGTTTCAAACGCAGCTCCTGAGCAAGACCAATACAACATGGGTATCGAAAGAGTAGGTACACTTGCTGGTAGATATCAAGTTTACCGTGACCCTTACTTCCCTGCAAACCAGGTGTTGTTAGGACACAAAGGTACTTCGTTACTTGATACAGGTTACATTTACGCTCCGTATGTACCTCTTCAGTTAACTCCAACGATGTACAACCCATTCAACTTCACCCCAATCAAGGGTATCATGACTAGATACGCTAAGAAGATGGTGAACAACAGATTCTACGGTAGAATCACAGTTGATGGTGTTAGAACATTCGACTTGAGAGAATTGAGATAATATCTCAAAATACTTTATCAGAGGGGACTTCGGTCCCCTTTTTTATTTTCTATACCTTTGAGAACAAAAGGGCGAATCATTTCCATAGTATAAACATCTGAGTATACCTACCTCGGTGCGAACACTTTCATATTGATCACCATAAAATGGTCTGTGACCTTCTCTTACTACATTTGTAAGTAGTAACTCCCCGTTAACTATACGTTTCATTATCTCGTTCTTATTCATCTCTCTAATGCAAAAAAAAGGGGTCCTAAGACCCTTGATTATTGTTATTTGAATCTAACCGATTTAGTATTCGGATTGATTTTGAAACTATTTCAGATTCCTCCAAAGAAAATAGTCCTTTACTCTGTGCAGAGTCTAATGCCAATCTGATAATATAAAGTGATTGTTCTTCATTTAGATCATTAATAAATGTTTCAAAATGAATATCCTCTCTAATTTGTATTCTATCGAAAAGTAAAAATGATGTGTCCATTGTATTTATATATAAGAAAAACCAAAAATATGTCAAATATACCTGATGATTTTGCCAAAGAATTACTCAAAGAGGATTTAGCAGTTTGGTTTGGAACTAAAAAAAAACCTAAAGGGTCTAAACAACCTAAGGGACCTTGGGTAAATATCTGTAGAAAAAAAGAAGGTGGAGGACATCCACCATGTGGAAGACCTGAAGCCGATTCAAAAGGTTATCCAAAATGTAGAGCGGCGGGAGTGGCGTCAAAAATGACAGATGCTCAGAAGAAAGCCGCTTGTGCTCAAAAGAGAAAAGCCGAAAAAAAAGACCCCAAAGTTGGTAAAGGAAATAAACCAACTATGACGTCTTACAAACCTAAAAAGAAAAAAAATGAAGGATTAAGAAATTTAATCCACAAAGTTCTTAAGGAATCTTTAAGGAAGTAGTATCTTTTTCTTCAGATTTTATTTTAACGGTATCATGAGCGGTATCATGAGCGGTATCATGAGCGGTATCATGTACGGTGACTGATTTAGTTACCTGTTGAATTGGTTTAGGATTCTCTTTTACTATAACAGTTTCTTTAGGTTCATCTTTTGGGGTTGGTGGTGTTAGGGGAGTATTCTCACCTCTATGTTTAGTTTCTGATTGTGTGACAGTCACGGTTTTATCAGTCAATTTATTTGAAATGTAGGGATAAACATTTATCCCGATTAAAACCAAAAAACTTAAAACGAATGTGAGTAAAATAACTCCCGACCAAAAAAGGTTGTCGTATATATTTTTCATTAGATATCTGAAAGGATTTTTTTAAGTGAACTTTTGATGTTTGAAGTGATTTGAATTTCGAACTCTTCTCTACGTTTCTCTACTTCAGTATCAAAAATGTCAATCAGTTGATTCCAGCTTTTTTCTGTGAAATGAACGTCATAGGCGTAAACGTGATTAATAATCTTAACTCTATGACTATCCAAAATAATGAACACATTTGAGTCTTCACTTTTGATGTAACGTTTACCTGTCTTGGGGGTTAAGAGTAATGTAGTTTCTTTCTGATTGATAAGTTTCTTACAAATTGAAGTACAATCTCGTTCGTAAACTGATTTATCGTAATCAGACTGTACGGTTCTGTAAATGTAGATCATCATCTTTTGGATGGACCTACGTAGGTAGTGGTAAGGTTTATTCATAGGTTGATATTTGAATACAAATATACAACATCTCTATGAAACTAACAATACGAGCCTGAACATCTTTTTTTACCGTCAGTACCAGGTTGTGTTCCTTTGCACACCTGTACTGCGTATCCATTTGCGTAAGCTGAGGGGTAGACGTCATACTTAGCTTTAGCCGCCGCAATACCTCTAGCACAAAGTTTGCTACCCGTTTTTTTCTTACCCTCCATTACGTCCATGTCCATTTGGACATAATCCATTTGGTCTTCACCATCACCTTTGATTTCATTCATAAAGAAGTCAAAGATCTGATCCATATTTTCTTTTGCAGAAGCAACATGGTCCTGTGCCCAATCATGACCGTTTTCTAAAATGTTGTGAAGAACGTCCTTGTCCATCTCCAACAACATGTCGGCTTGTCTTTTAATCTGTTCTAAGTTAGAGAAGAACATATAACGATCATTCTCGTGTTTAGCTTCTTGTAATACTTTAGCAACGATTGAGGCTAAGTCTGATTCCGTGATTTTTACGATCTTTTTCATTTTTTGTTAACGATTTGAAATTGAAGAGTATCCTTATAAATATCTTTCTCTCCACTAGTATTAACTTTGATATCAACAAAATACTCATTGGGTATCTTGTCTCTCATATCAAACATAAAGTAGTATTCATTAGGGGTTCTGTTGACAGGTGTCCAATCTTGAACTTGAACTTCTGTAGTCCCCTCTCTAACATAAACTCTATAGTAGATGTCTATGTTAGGGATTTGAACGTTAGTGGACCATTGTTTCTTAACAACAACCCCCACTTTACGTAGTTCTGTATTAAGTATCTTTTCATTTTGGAGGATACCATAGAAATCAAATCCAAACTTCTCAGGTTCTCTTGACATAGGTCCAATATTGATACCGGCAGTGTATGGTTGTAGAACAAACTGATTTTCGATATCAGGAATACTCTGTCCGTTAATGGTTAGACCTGTCCACACATCATAGTATAGACATGGTGTTGGTGATGCGGAAAAAATATTTGGTACGGTAACTTCATAAACTCCTTTTGTTACTTGACAGGTTGTCAATCCTTGTCCACCTGCGAATGGATTTCCGTTAGCATCAAGAATATTCACACCAGGTAGGTTATCTAAGTTAACGTAGTCACCATTCTGATAAACATATAGGTATAGTTTGTTTGTTTGATTCTTAAGGAAGTTATTTCTATCATCCTGAATCAAATCGTTATAATCTGTTTGTAAGAATGGTTGATAGAATGTTTGAGTAAACTTCGAGAAGAATCCCACACTGTAGGCTGAGGTTAAACCTGTGATCGTTTCCAAATCAGGAACATATGCTACCCCCCATCCCGTAACACCTGTAAGAGTACCATTTAATATGGAGTTGATCTCATTTGTCATATCAAATGAAATATCCTCATTACCGAGCTCAAAATGTTGAGTGTCGACGATGGTAAGTGCCGAGAAGTTTAATCCTGCCGTGGCTCCTGTCTGTGTGTTCAGGTTATCATAGATACCTGGTACCGTCCAGTTAGATAGGGTAGTTGTTTGGTACCAATTGGATGGACGTGTAGAGAACATCTTGTCATTGTACTGTTGGATTGCGGTTAACGAACCTGATATGCCGTTTTGAGTTGTACCAAAATCATTATAGTCGTATCCAACACCCTCATCCCAAAGTTGGGGGTTTCCTGTATTTCCTGATGTTTTGGGTATTCTAAATAAGATTAAGTCAAATGAAGTGGCTCTTTTTCTTGCGTTGGACATGCTGGTATTTAACAAATCATCGTCAAAGGATGATGTGTTAACCATATTAAGGGTGTGAGTTAAAGTGGGGGTACAACCTGTTGAAATAACTTTACTTGCAATCTGTTGTTGTAGATAATCCAAATCCAAGTCAAAGATCAATCTTGTAAATCCAAAGTTTGGGATAATAAGATCAGATGAACCAAAATTAAGTTCCACCACAGGATTCCTTGCGGTGTTTGTGTAAAGGTTGGAAATTAACGTATTATTCCTTTTAAAATATGATCTTAGAATAGACATTTACTCTCTTTTAGTAATAAATATCAATTCAAACGAATATATTGGCTAAGTACCTTTTGATATGAGTTATTAAGTTCTTGAAGAAGGTTTGACACAGTCGAACCATCCTGTGTTACAGGGACCGGTGGTTCACCGGGAAACCCGTGTTCATGACTAACTAAAAATCTAACAATGAGATTTAGTAACTCCAAAAGTTCTTCACCTCTTACGGCACTTGAAGTTCTTGGAAATATCTCTTTAACAAACTGTTCTTCTTCAATACCATAAAGATTATTCTCGAAGTTGATTTTATTCTTACCAGGAATCTGAGATAAAGAAGATAATAAATACAGATAGTTTGCCCCCAATGTGGCATAGGTCTCGGGTAAGTTAGTTGTTGTAACGGGTTTGTAGTTTTTAAAATCTAACTTAACAGGTTCTCCTTCTCTTGATTCTTGATAGATCAAGTTATACCCACCCTTTTGTGAGTTCGGGTTAAGTTTTACAGATTGGAATATTGCTGCAAGGTTTGTTCTTGTATTTGCGTCCGGTGATGTCTTCATCATACCGTATATTCTATTGGTTGGTCGGTAGAATATTGGGAATCTTTGTTCTGCTGCACTGAAAAGTTGGATACCTGTTTTTGTTTTTAACTTGGTATTACAATCTTGAATAAACTGATTAATAAACGCAATAACACCATCTATTGAAAGTAAGTTGTAACTAACTTGGGCGGTTAATATTTTAAATTGTTCTAAGTCTGAATCTACCTTGATGTTTCTTGAAGATGTTTGCTCTGTTGGTTTTAATCTGTAAAGACGAACACTTCCTGAAAATAAATTGAAACTATTTTCAGGATTTATTACATCATATTCTATTAAGAAGTTTACTTGTAGACTTTGAACTTTAACCTCGGCAACTTGTTTGGTTGAACCTATAATGGTTTTTTGTTGAAACTTTGATAGTTGAAGAAACGCCCTTCTTGGATTACCTGAAGGTGGGGTATCACTAACAAGTTCTCCCTTGTATTTTCCGGCTCTAAGTAGGGTGGTGTTTTCTTGTAAAACCAAATCCGTGTTACCACGTCCCAATATGGCTACGTCACCAGGATTTGGGAACACTCCTTCGGGGTCTGAGTCTTTGTATGTTCCATCGGGATTTCGTAAGTTTTTTGCACCTATAATTTGAATACCACTAATGTCCGTGTATTTTCCTGATTGGTTATAATCCTCTTGGACTATATTTTGTATTCTAGAAAGAGGTCCTGATATGTAATATGCATTTAAGAATTGTGCTGTCTGAGTATCATGATAATAGACTTGCACAAGTTCCTCTTCCTTCGGAACTGCGTAGATGTAAACAGGTAATAGACTATTGAAAATATATGGATCTTTTTCCGTCCATTTGTCCGTTAACGGATTGAAATCTTTTTCGGAACCCGTGATAGCTGACTCGTCATCGGTAAGAAGATTTGCTCTTATCCGACCTAAGTTGAGTGGATCCTTGTTATCAAGGACCTTAGCATAATACCAAAGTCTAGCCGCCATTCCTATCAGTATATTCTTTTAAGAGATTGTTATACATCTCTTCAAGTTTATCTAAGTAAAAACTTAAACCCAAAATTGTGTTCTTAGTTTGATCAAACTCATTGGAAATTTTATCCATAGTTTCTTCTAACTTGGCATTGGGTATATTTTTCAAATCCTTAACGACTTCCCCTATTATTTTAAATTCTTCTTGTGTCATATTATCTATTTTTTCCAACAAAGACTGGTATACCTCCTAGTGCGGCTGTTTGTAAGGGATCAACCCCAATATCTACAACCCCGTTTTCAGCTTCTTCTTTTTTGAAACCTAATTGTGTTGCTAAGGTGTAGAGAGTCATTTTATTTGGCGATCCATCGGATAAAGGTCCCGTTGGTAAATTAAATTCTTGCATTATTTCAAGAATATTGATAACCGATCTTTCAGGTGATACACCGGGAAGATAGTTTGCCAAACCAATTAACCCTTTAGATATTACGGGTGCATTTGGTATACGTCTTGATATTAACTTTAGTATTTTTTGTATTTGTGCCACCAATGATTTACATTCTCGGTAGTTTTGCACATTGATAAATGCGTCAACCAAAAATTCACTTGCAACAATCAATGATCTAACTTTGAGTGCGTAAATATTATTTGTTGTTTTGTAAATGTCTGCTAAAGCAGTTTTAATTAAGAACAGGAGTTCTTTCTTTAATATTTGAAAAAGTATCTCAATAAATTTGGATGCAATCGCACCTATAACACCGAATAGAAACTTTCTAAACTTCTTTGCGAACTGCTCCACCGATGATATTTGAAGATTTGCTTGTTGGTTCAGAGTGTTTGCGGATGAGATGAAACTGTTTGGCACACTTATCACAGTGTTTCCACTTGTAACTAAGGTATTTGTGAATCCTAATACTTCATTTTGAATATATTGATAAAACGCGAAAATTGGTAATAATACTTTTGGGGTAAAAATGGACGCTGCGAGTGCATTCGGTATTTGTGAAATAAAATCTTTAATGAATGCCTCTTTTGCAAATCCTATTGTTTGTGTACCCCCACTTTGTTCCCACTGATCGGCAATCGAATCAACAAGTCTTTCTATCTCCGATACTTGTTCTTCAACTGATAAGTCGTCGGCAATTTGTCCAAACCTATCAAGATCATTCAATATCGCATTTTGATCCAATGGGAATCTAACTTCACCACAATCAACGAATGTTGCGAAATTACCCTGTACTCTGTCTATTCTATCTTGAATGAACTTTTCGTCTATCTGATTTAACTCAAAAAATTGATCGTCATCAACATCCAATTCTGAAACCTTAGCGGAACCACTAACATCTATCTCTGATTCGCCCGATTCACATCTTCCCAAAATTCTGTTTATTATTATTGATAACACAGTTTGTCCAGATATTTGATTTATCGATAGATTAGATGATAGAGTTCCTAAAAGTGAATTTAGTATGTTAGCGGTAAATGTTTTAGAGTTATAAATTTTTATTGACTTATAATAATCCCCAAGAGCTTTACCAATAGTTTGACCTGAATATGCAAGTTTGTCTTGACCAGGATCAACAGGGGTTCCTGTTCTATCAATAAAAAATATTCTTACAAATTGACCATTGTTACCGAACCCATCTTTATCAGTAAAGGTAAAATCAAATAATCTATCTTTTGAACTTCCACCATTATAGAAAACTTCATACTGATCTTTATAAGTTTTTGAGGGGTATTGTGTTCTTTCCCACAATTCGTAATTCATAGGAAAATCTTTTTGTCCATAATAGTTTTTGTACGTTTGAAGACTACCAATATCTTGTCTTTCATAGTACAATTTTCCTATTAAAGAATCAGGTTTTACCGTAAGTGCTTTAAAAAAATCTATCTGGTCGAAGCTGACGTAAACACTTTTTGACGCTGGTAAAGAACTTAATGAATTAATACCATTAAGTTGAAGTTGTGTCTCAGAAATTCCTGTGTAAGTTTGTTGTTGTGAACAACCTAAAACTTTGAGAGCTTGTTCGGCAACAATTTGATTCACTTCTGGTTCAAGCTTAACCATTGCGGTTAATAATACTTTACGAAGTTCTTGTGTTGTTTCTAAACCTCCACCCTTTGTCTTTTGTATTAAACTTAATAGTTCATTGTATGAGGTAGGAACATTTCTTTCAAATCTTTTTTGTTGGGTAGCGATTTGATTTAACTGTGTTGCGTATAAACCTGTATATTGAGCGTCAGAATTTCCTCGGTTTCTTTCGTTGTCATTTTGGGCATCCGAAACTGCTTTATAAGATTGTAATGCAGATATTTGTGAGTTTATCGATTGATAACCACTTTTTAAATCGGTAGGTTCAAAGTTTGGTAGTGGCATTATCTCATTCTATATGTGGGTTCCTCATCGTCAACATCGGAATCTTTTTCGATAAGTTGATTGATGAGATCTTCATCCATATCAGATAGAGAAAAACTTTCTTGTGTATTGTTTGATTTTTCCCATATCTGGGACTGAAGTTTCGAAAGTGTAAGTTTTTTCTCTACACAATCGTTGATTATTCTTTGTTGTTTTTCTATGACCGGTCCGATTTGTTTCATGTCTTCGGGCTCTTTCATCATAGTTAACATTTTATTCTGTATGCGAACTGCAGTATTTCTTTGTTCTACAATCTCATTGTAGATTTCTTGCATTAGAGCCAACATAGACTCTTTCGTATATTTAATTTCTTTTCTTTGCGGACGTGGCATACCAATAAATACTTACAACTAAAATATTCAAAAAAAATGAAAAGTTAATCCTTCATTCTTGTTTGAACCACCAAATATAGTTTTTTGAACTTTTTCATTGAGTTTCTGATCTCTTTAGTGGATAAATTTGTCATTTCCCTTAATGACAATAGTATGATATTTTTATTAAACTTGTTGTTGTCACTGCCAGGGAATATCGTTTCATAGTTTTCGAATAAATCTATCAATGCAAATCCGAGTTTTTCTTCACTATCCGAAAGATTTTCATTATCAATAAAAGACTTCAAATCATCTAAATATTGTTGGATAATAACTTCAGTTTCTGTAGTGTCATTATCGATAGTATACATCATGTCGGGTCTTTCCTCTAAAGAACTTGAAATGTCTTCATATGAAACTTTTCTATTGGTATCCTTTTGATCTTTGATGATTTGACCCATAAGATAATTCTTACAGATTGTACCAAAATAAGAATAAGCCTTCTTGTTTTTTGAAGGCTTAAACTTATCTACCTTTGTCATCAAAAAAGAATGGGTATCCGTGTGAATTTCACGAAAATCCATATCTTTTCTATACAGTTTATAACGACGAATAATTGAAGAAATCATTTTATCCAAAGGACCACGCAGGTGCTCATTGTATATACGATTTTTTTCTTCAAAAGTGTCGGCTAAAAGATATTCTCTTACCGCCTCTTCTTCCTTAACATCGAAATAATTTGTCTGCGTTGCCTTTCTACCCCTTTTCTTAGCGGTGACATCTTCGGTTATTGCCGTGAGTGTCTCGGACATTAGTCATTATTTGACTCATACTTTATGGATCTGTCCTCATTGAAGAAGTATTCTTTTTTTGCGGTTTGAACCCAAAACTTAACTTCCTCATCCAACATCTTTTCTTCACCATTTTTGTAGTTCCAAAACAATGAACCTTCTCTCATATTTGCGTGTTTGTATCCAATACGAGGAATACTCATTATTTTAACGGAGTTATATGTCCAACGTAGGAATAACTCATACACAAATGTTAACTTGATACTTGCTTTAAACCCTCCGAAGTTTTCATAAACTGATTTTTTGAAAACCATACCTGATGTTTGGAAGTTTTGGTAATCTTGTAAAATGTCATTGGTTAAGAAACCCATTTCTTGTGCAAAGTTTGCTGCAAACACCGCTTCATTTGTGAAACCTGCGAACACACCTTTTTCATTTGTATCGACTACAATGGGTAAGAAAACCTCCACATCGGTATAATATTTTTCATACTTTGAAACGTTGTCAAACCAAATAGATGAGTATTCATCGTCAAATTCCAAAATAGAAACCCACTTTGATTTAGCACTCTTAACACCAAAATCTACTTGATCTGCAAAATTAGGTGAACCTTCCCAAGTTAAAACCTGATGTTTAAGATCCCTAAAATCAAATGATTTTAGAAAATCCTGAAGATGTTCTTCTTGTGTTGCAACAACTAATAACTCTGAAATTTGAGTTTTTTGATTTTTGAGTGAATTCACTGCGTTTCCGAACAACTCGGCAAAATCTTTAGATAAAGCTGACTTGATTGGTAATACTACTGTTACGTCTAAAATGTTTTCCATATTAATCAATAAATTTTGAAATTTGATCTTTCATTGAGTTTGCTCTGATTGTGAGATATTCCTCAAAAAGACTTAAAACTTTATTTTCGAAGTCATCTCTTGAAGGTAGAGATGAAATCGTTTTCTCCATATTTTCATAAATTGAAGGTGCTATGTTGTCCTCTAACCAATTTTGAATCCAATCACCTAAAAGTTCAGGAAGTAAAATACGATCTTTGATCCATATCCCGTTCTCTTCATTCATCCAGTATGGAACCAACTCAGGTGCGATTCCCATCACAGGGACTCCCGATTTCATAGATTCCAATGGGAAAGTACCATAACCACTTTCACTGTCAATCCAAACAGTCAACATGCATTCAGAAACCGCGTTCGCGAACTGTTCATGACTTAAACCTCTCAAGTCACGGAAGGTGAACCAACGATATTGTGGAAATCTAAGATAAAATGTTTTGATAAGATTAATCGTATCTTCTTGTTCTCTTGAGTGAACACCGATGATTGGCATTGGTGGTTTTTCTTGTTTTTTGAAAACATCTGAAATATATGGTTCACAGATATCAAATGAGTTATTTCTCATAACCTTTTCGATTTGTTTCTTTTGAACATCTGTGGTGGTAATACATTTAAAGAATCCGAACTGACTCCAGTTTTGACCTGGTTGAAGCGTTTCCAACATGTGTGCGTAGGCTTGTGTAAGAACAATCTTTCCACATGGAAGATTTTTTACTTGGTCCATCATAAATCCAAATATTTCAGGAACAACCAAAAAGTCCTCGGGAGCAATTTGAATATTTTCACCTTCAATAACTTGGTGTGGAATTCCAGTCATGTACTCTTCTCCTAACCAAGACGCAACACCCATATAGTCTTTCTTTTCGTGGAGAATGATCGAATTATAACCATTCTTACGAAGTGTTAATGCCATGTCATAAATGTACTTGATAGAGGCTTTGGCGTTGCCCTTAGTATCGTGTACAAAAAAATAAACTCTCGAAGTTTTGTCTTCTAAGTTTTGAATAGAAAGTTTTACCTTTTCAATTTGTTCTTGATCCATTTTAATATTTGTTAATCAATTTTTTATTTAATAGGCTATTGAATGCAAGTTTGAATGGTATTGAAAGATTTGAATTTTGTATTCCAAGTTTCTCATCTTGAATATCTTGTTCAGTCATTACAACATCCATCATCAATTTGACCATTTCGTATCTTACTATGTTAATTTTCACTTCGGTTCCACCAGAAACTTCTGAAGTGTTGATTTCTGAAATATCGACGTACTTTTCGATAGCATCAAAATCTACGTAGTAGTTTTCTTTAAAAATTTCAAGCATTGTATTGTATTATTTTTTCATTTAAAGATTTTAAGTTATCAATACTTTCGTCAAAATCAATGTCTTGATTATAAACCGTGTTGAACTTGATCACTTTTTTATCTTTAGGATGGTTTAAAAGTAAGTCAGGATTCGCAGTAAGTAAAACATCAAATTCTTCCCAAACTTTATCTACAGTAACTTTACTGTAAAAAACCACTTTTTCAACCTGACATCCAAACTTTGAAAGAAAGAATAATGTTGCCGGTTTTGACCTTCCAATTTCATCTGAAATAATAAGAATGTCGTGGTTATCTCTATTATCCTTATAAAAATCATTGAAGTCTACAAAGGTTGACATTTCAACTGATGGTGCGTGTCCAAAAATTTCCATACAATGTTCCGTATATAGAAAATCATAGACCTCATCTTCATTTTGAAACTTAAGATGTTTTGAAATATCTAAAGATGTAATAGGGGATAATATTTCGTATGTATACCCTGACTCGGGTAGATGTGGATTGTCAATATACCATTTATCATAGACCTGTTGTATTTTTGTGATGGTATCTCTTAAAACTCCGTTTACATCAATCGCAATTCTCATTAATCCTCGTATTTTTGTAAAATTTTAGTGATCAATGGATTTCTAACAACATCTGAGTCTTTAAACTCATGGGTTAAAATACTTTCCATGGATTTGAATCTATGGATGGCATCCCAAAGACCACTTTGTGTTTTATCTTTATATCTGTCAGTCTGTTCTAAGTCTCCTGAGATAAAAAACTTAGAGTTAAACCCGATTCTGGTTAACAGAAGTTTCATCTGATTGGGTGTAGAGTTTTGTGCTTCTTCAAAAATCAGAATCGAGTTGTCTATGTTCATACCTCTCATATATGCCAGGGCAAAAACCTCAATGACTTCCATTTCTTTGAGTTTTTCTCTGGTTTCTTTACCAATAATTTTGTTCAACAAATAATAAGATGGGAAAATGTAAGGGTCGAGTTTTTCCTCAACATTACCAGGTAATGAACCTAACTTTTCCTCTGCTTCAACAGCAGGTCGAACGATAATCAATTTTTCATACGCATTGTTCGGATCTGATAATAAATCAATCGCAGCTTTCATTGCGATATAACTTTTACCAACACCTGCAGGTCCTGAACAAACTACGATCTCTCCCTTTTCAAGTTTTTCGTAATATTCCCTTTGACTCTGAGATAAAAATTTTTCTTTAGTTTTTCTTTTTAAAATTGAACAGATTGCCTGTTTTTTTGTCCTATAACTTTCGTTCTGAGTTGGTACAGGAGTTGCTGTTGGTATAGACCTTTTTTTCATTCTTGGGTGTTAGATATTAATTCACGAGTATTGTGAGGTTGTCCGAACTCTCTTCGGTAAACTGTTTTACCTCCGTCAGGACTTTCGTAAATGTACACCTTATCAGTGATAACGTTATTTTCTATGTTATCCATATTTGTTTGTTTTTATTTGTAATGAAAATAAATAAAAACAAATCAAAAGAAAGATTTTACTCCTTCTCAATGTACCAAATCCTGTCAGATGAGATTTGAACATTAGAGAAAATTTCATCAACTGCTTGTTTTACACCAAACGGATTGAAATAATCGTGACCTGACATGATACCCCCCTTTTTAAGTTTAGGCCACCAAGCCTGAATATCTTTCTTAACAGACTCATATGCGTGATCGGCATCAATGAAGATAAAATCCACAGATTCATCCTCGAAGTGTTCGGATGTCTCCCATGAATATCCTTTAATGTCGGTTATATGATCACGGACATTATATCTTGTGAGAACTTCATTATAAATCTGATAGATGTAAGGCATCTGGTCAGATAAGTGAGAGTTATTATTTTTTAGGTGAATCGATGAATCCTCAAATAAATCTATACCGTATACTTTGAAATCATCTTTACCTGTCTCAAGTATTTTTTGGGTTAAAAATGCGACTGAATATCCTTTCCACGTTCCGAGTTCCACATAAACTTTGAAGGGTTTATTTGCCATTTTTGTGTAAAAGTCTTGGTAATCAAACCATCCATCGCTTTTAATGTAATCTTCGTTCATTTTAATATTTGAATTTAAATATTTTTATATCTTCTTTGTAAATCTCAGAAACAATATCAATTAACTCGTCGTTATAGTAATCTTTGTATGATTCTTTTTCACCTTGAGACACGTTAATTCTATCCATTTTTGGAATGATTTTTTTAAACTCATCACCATCCAAATCTGTGTAATCAAAAACTTTATCAACAACAATATTTTTATCAGAATCACAAACATAAGGATATTGTGGTTTCCATCCTTGATGTCTTAAATTGTTGGGATTTTTTTGTAAAAGTTTTACACAATCATCAAATGAAAGTTTTGAGCAAACGTCATAGTCGACGTGTTTGGAGTATTTTGTGGTACCGTCATTTGAGTGCCAATAACTCTTTAGCATACGAGCGTATTTGTAGTTTGAGACTACCCTATCCCAAGGGTTCCTGACTACGGTAAACTTAAAATATTCATCCCACTTTGGACCCAGTTCCATTTGGGTATTTTGCCAAGTAAAATGTCCATTAAAAGAATCAAACTTTATTCCCGAAGATTCGGTGATTGCAGTTCCCGCAGTTTTGGGAATATGAATAAAAACTAACTTATGGGAATGGGATATCGGCATTACAGTTTCTTGTATGGTTGTTTAGCCCTGAATATATTTACAACTCGTTGTACTTTTTCAAAACTAACTTTATGGTCGTTTATTGGATTTGCTCCGTTATAAACATATAGGTGATCAGGAATAAATTTAAAATGTTCCAAACCACACATTTCCACCATTGGGTACATAAAAGCTAAATCACCTGCAACTTCATAATACCAATCATTTTCATCTCTAAGATCTTTCTCGTCAATTTTTTTCCATAACCAAGCCTTCCAAGTTCTCAAATGAGATAGTGTGAACGCCCCTGATCTAACTTTATCCATAGAAGTGGGGGGACTGGCAAATCCGGGATTACCGTTATGGTATTTGAATGACCCACTGGTCATCCAAACATTAGGGTCTTTGTAGACCTCATTTATCTTCTCTAAGACACCCGAATGAGGTAACCAATCATCACCATCAACTTCAACACAAATCTCTTCACCATCAATGTTTCTCCAACGAATGATTTGATCATAGTTACCTGGTTGGTAAAACTTTTGTTGATTCTCAATCAGGATAAACCTCGGATCATCTTTGATAAATTTTTTTACAACTTCACGAGTGTTATCCGTTGACATATCATCGGTGATATAACAGGTGAAATCTTTGAAGGTCTGACTCATAATACTGGCCAAAGACCTTTCAACGTATTCCTGACAGTTGAATGTTGTTGTTAGAATAATCATAGTTTAGAAATATTTTTAACATAAAAATCCCTCACTTGAGATCCCACATTTTGAGAGTAAAACTTCTCAATATCATCCGGTATATCAGTAAGGTTTTTAGATAGAATGTTTCCTAGTTCATCTACTTTGTATATCCAAGATTTTTTACCTGACATCCAACTCTCGATGGTTGTTCTACCAAGTTGAATACCCGCAGTTTGATAACAGTTTGATATGTATTTTTTTAGATCCCAAGTTGGTGGAAAATGTTTAACATGTGGGTGTTTCAAAATATCATCAAGATATGATGAATGATTTGCCCCAACTAACCAAAGTTCTCTATTTTCCGAGAATGTGTGTTCAATCAAATCTCGTATTGCCTGTTCTCTCAAATAGTCTATTGTTCCAACAAATAAAACGTAATCACCATCTTTATTTCCCTTGTTGTTATATTTTTCGGGGTTTACAGGATTGTAGATTACTTCAATCATTTCTTCGGGAACCTCAAACTTTTCAATTATATGTGATTTGATTTCAGGACGAATTGCAATGTATCCTTTTATACTTTGATCTAAAACGGGATCTTCCAAGTTACGAGACATTACTTCAGAATGGATTGTGCACACTTTAGGACACTCAGGGTACATTCCGATTAATCGTTCAATAACAGGTTTGTGTTGTGCGTGAATGATGTCAAAATCAACTTCAGCGACTTTATAAAGAACGCCCATTTGTGATTTTTCTTGGGTTCCATCTGGTTTAGAGAACGCCCACACACCATCACCAAGTTTAAATCCTGGTGGCTCTTGAAAAGAAACACACTTTATCCCGTCTTTTTTTGCCAAATCAGTAAGTGGACCACCTATTTGAGATAGAACGGTTACCTGACAATTTTGTTTTTGTAAACTCTTAGCGAGTTCGTACACATAAACTTCGGAACCTGTGAAAGTTTGAAATGACAAACAAGATAGTAAAACTTTAATGGTTTGTTTGGGGTCAAACTCCACTTTTGATGGTAAATTACTTGAATACTTTTCGACAAAAAGTTGACGGTTTTTTTCCCAAGTTTCATTAGTCATACCAATAGATTTGTGAGTTATTCTCACATTGGTGATAACCCCGACTTTTACACCCTCCAAATAGTTTTCAAAACAAAATGGAAGATCATAAAAATGGAATCCTTGAAAATCTTCATTAAATTTTTTCTTAAGTTTTTTTCTATCTACGGCAATAAAGACACCATCAACAATCACACAACTCTTAACATCATTTCCAAATGATTCTGAATATTTTGATTCCCATTTTTTTCCTCCACTTTCATGATTTACTATACCAATCATATTCCGTCTTTTGGAGGGTTCCCACCACATACCAGTTTCAGACAGATGTGTAGTTCCTGCCAAACCTAAGATACCATAATCAGTTTTTTCAAAATGTTTTTTGATTTTACTGAACCAAGCTTGGGTGTCAAAATAAATGTCGTCGTGAGTAAAGATTATTATATCATTCGGACTTTCCTCAAGTATTTCATTATAAACTTGTGACAATGACTTTTCACCATTATTAATTTTTTCAATAACAGTAATACCCTTCTCATATCCTGAACTTTTTTTAAAGTGTTGGATAAGATCGGGTTTGGGTGACTTCGTTGAATATGCAATAGTAATCATTCCTCAAATACTTCTATGTTGGTTGTTTTCTTAGTTAAAGGTGTCCATTTACCATTGTATCTTGTTGCTCTAACGATATGGTTGTCGATCCAATGATAATTTCCTCCACGTGGTTTGTTCATCAAAAGTCCGTGATATTTGTATCCGTGCTTGGTTAACCACTCGGCAGTTACTTTTCGATGTTCTTCAGTTCTTGAAGTAAAAAAAGTAATGATATGACCTTCATCGTACCAATCATTTATAAGTTCCACAGAGTCCTTATATGGTAAACAAGTTTCCATTCTCCAAGGTTCTTCATTTGGAATATCGTCAGTTATAGTACCATCGATATCAATCAAATAGTTTTTTATCCCTTCAGGTAGAACGGGACTAATATTTTCTTCATTAAATTCCTGTTGAACCAAATCCATTATCTCCTCTTTCTTTTGGTTCGAACTCATTTACCTGATCAAACAAGATATCTTCTCCGGTTAATACAGGGCAAATAACACCTTGACCAACCTTCATACCTTTAGGAATAATGAGTTCGTGATTATTAGTATTAAACACGATTACTTTAATTTCACCTTGATATCCTCTGTCTACGGTACCAGGACTGTTTAAAACCATTAACCCTTGGTTAATAGCCAATCCACTCTTTGTTCTTACTTGCATTTCGTAACCTACAGGTAGATCAAAACTAAGACCTGTGGGTACTAAAGCCCTACCAAAGGGAGGTAATACTATTTCTTCAGTGGAATAAAAATCAAAACCTGAATCGGTGGGATATGCGTAGGTGGGTTCTTTTGAATTCTTGTCAAGTTTTTTGTATGATATGATTTTTTTTGTTAAACCATTCTCAATAAAATCGTTAAAATCATCAATGTTAAAACCTAAGTCCTCTTGTAAAGAATTTAAGGCTTCGTTATCTCCCGTAGGATTGAAGTTTTTAATTTCATCAAAAAGTTTTTTCAATTCATTTTGAAATTCTGCGTCGTTCTGTAAATCCATTACTTAAGCATTTTTAGTTTAAAAATAACATCAATTAATACTTGAACATCACGTTCACAGTATTCTCCAATTTCCTTTAACATACCACGATTCCAATAGGCATCATGAACTTTATCACCAGTAACTTCACCCGCTTTCGAAGTTGGAACATCCATACATGCACACAGTAAATCTAAAGAACCAATGTGTGTATACGCACCGAACTGCCAAACTTCTTTCGTGTCAATGGCCTTAACCTCCCAAGGTTTTGTATCGTATGAAGGTAATATTGACGGTGGCATCAATCCATTGATAACCATTCTTTTTGCCAACATTGGAATATCAAAGTTTTTTAAGTTGTGACCACACAACCAAAAATCTAACTTACCTGTACGATCCAACAGACCCTGACAACTTTTCAATAGTTCGTATTCGTTGTCACCTGAAAATGTTTGTTTTTTTATTTCACCATTTTCAAGTACAAATGCTAAACTGACAACAACAACCTTCGCGAACTCAGGAACTAATGCTGCTCTTGTTTCGAAAACTTTATTTTTCTGATCAGATTCTATTAGTTGATCTTCAGGAAATCTTTTGAGAAACCAATCAAAATATTTGTCAAATTGTTCGGCAACTCTTGGATGCTTGATTAATAAGTCGTCATAGTTTTTTTCTAATCCGACTGTCTCAATATCCAAGAATAAAATCTTATGAATGTTTTGTTTTATCATTTGATAATACTTTTGTAAAATTCACTTCTTGTTTTAGTAACTGTGTTCAAGTCATAAGTGTCTTTAACAGTTTCATATAATCTTTCACCCATGTCGGTTACAAGATTCCTGTTTTTCAAAAGTTTTTGGATAAACTTAGCCCAATCACCGTGATTACGACTTTCATCAACTAATAGTGCGTTACCATCAACAAACTCACCATTTTTGAGACAATGCTTCAAATCTATGGTATAGGGACCGAGATTAGATGCGATTAGAGCTTTTTTGTAGAAACCCGCTTCGATTACTTTGAGTTGTGATTTCATACGATTGAACACGTGATTTTTAATAGGTGCCAAAGATACGTCAAACTTAGAGTAATTTTTAGCATATGAAGTCACGGGAAGTGTCCAAACTCGTCTGTATGATTCGTCAATAAACTCATTGTGTTCATCTTGAATGAACTTCTTCAATGTTTTTCCAAAGTCCTCACTTACGTATTTGTATTTCTGAGTAAAAATTTCTTCGTATCTTGCCCAAACAGTTTCTTCGGGTTTGATGTTTCTCTTGGTATGTTCTCCTGTTTGTGAATTGATTTCTGTTACAGTACCTCTAACATCAAA